CCTCTACATCAGCAGGAACAGCCTCATAAAGTAAGTTATCTGGGTAAAATGCGTCATTTGCCGGACTATAGTAGATAACTGTATTTTTCATCGTCCTAAAACCCTCCACTCTACAGGTACATTACTGTAAGACCCTGATGAACATCCCAGATAAACAGTAAATTGGGTATTTGATGTTCTTAAAAAAGAAACAGAGAAATTATTTGGGTCTGAGGTTACAACACTAACACTGGGAATCAGGGCCGCGTTAGGAAATGCAACAGGGAATGTGCCTGTAATAGACAACTGCTGACCAGCACTTATACTGGCAAATGTTGTAATACCCCATTGTTCAATGATCCCACCGGGTAATTTCTGGAACCCATTGCTTGTTAATGATTGATTTGCCCCCTTAAAAGCCTCGTCTAAGCGTAAGGGAGTAAGCAGGGTAGTGTTACTTATCCAAGCCTGCGCCTGTCCTGTAGAAGCAATAGTAGTTTTGGCATCAACCTCAGTTTTAGTGTAAGTCTCTGCTTGAGAATAAACACTAAGGTTTGTACGAGCTGTTGCAGTGTTTGTCAGATCAGCAAGGTTCTGTGTTTTTGCTAGGTAATTAGCATCTGATTGAACTTTAGTATAGAAATCCCCAGCATTAGCAAAAGCAATTTCCCAATGAGTTCCTACAGTTGTGGTTGGATCCTGATTCGTGTTTACAGTAAGTGCTCGGTAAATTGTACCGTTACTACCCATCACAAGGGACTTAGCACCACCTACAGAATACTGATACTCTGTCGCACTATCCCAAACGGCAATACCATGCTGATTGATATGTGCAAGAGCTGTATCTTGACGGTTATCTAGATAGTTGAACCATTGGCGCGCCGGGATTTCAACAGCCCACCCACTAGCGTACTTGGTATCCCCAGGATTTAAAATATCGCCACCAGAAGCCCATGTAAGGCTCAGGTTGGTGGGTTTCAGAATTTGTGGCATTTATTTATTCCTTAGAAGTTAATTTGTATTCTTTACTGAATTCTTCAAAAGCTTTCTGTTTGTCGTAAGACAACTCGCCTAAGCAATAAGGCATTGTATTATCACGCCTAGTAACAAGACCCCTAAGAGTAACCATGTTGCCCTTGACTTTGCCTTTAACCCAGCGTGTAAGCTGCCTACAAGCCTCTGTGTGCTTGTTTTGGTTGATCAGAGATAGTAGGGTACTGCTCCGTACATTACCGATGCCTAGATTGAACGTGAAGTCTGTAAGAGCATCGCGTTGCCACTCAGATTTGTAGGGAACTTTTACAACAGAATCTAATTGCTTCTGATGCTTCTTCCAGTCTTTAGCGAACATTTGCATACATTGTTCGATAGTAAAGGATTGTCCAACCCTCAGAGATTTATCCATGTGTCCAACACAGGCTGTAGGAAGCCCAACTGGGTCAAGATAAACTCTCTGTTCCAAACCTTCAGCGGGGAGTGTCAAATCATAAGCAACGAATGCGGATGTACTTGTAAGGCCAGCTGCAACGAAAGCGGCAATAAGTTTGTTTCTAATTACACTCATGACTAAATCCTAAAAGAGTGATGCAAATTGCCCACCACCTGCTTGAGAGAAGTCAGAGTCACCATAACCAAGCCCGTAACCCAAACCGAAGGTTCCTGTAAACTCACCAAAACCTAAAGCTCCAGTTGCACCTTGAAAACCAAAGTAGTTGCCAGCAAGGAACCAACCAAAGTTAATTCTTACACCAACTGTTTTAGGAATAAGTCTTGATGGATAACCTTGACTAGTTGAAACGTAGTTCAGCAACACTTGCTCAAATGCGGACAACTCACGACCAAACAAAACAGTGTATTCAGCGTTACCTTCAGAGATAATTGCTGTAGTCTCTGTGCCAAACAGAAAGTTAACAAAGGCGAGGAATTCTTCTGGTGTAGATGCTGTACGATTCTTTAGAATCTTGGCTTTAATAAACAGACGATATGTTTCATCATCTAGCAGAACATTACCACCAAGAGGTGTGCCAAAATCATAGAACCTAGAGCCAATTGTGGGTTGACCAAAGTCACCAAAGGTATCCGCTTTAAGGGCGCCTTGGAAACCAAAAAAGTTAAATAAATCAGCAGAGATAAGCTCTCTAGGTTGACCTACAATCTCCCCGATAATATCAAGTGTTGCACCAGTAGCCTCATCAATACTTCTTTTCTGGATGAGGTCTTTAAATACTTGTTGGATACTTTCTTGTTGATCAATCAAGAGTTGCAGGTACTTGTCGAACACCTCTTTGTTTTTGAATTGTTCTGTGACTCGCTCACGAGCTTCATCTAAATATGGAACTGTATCAAAAGGGACTAACATGCGTAGCCTCCTTAAGATACTACAATATTTATGTTGATAGACTCGAAGGAACTAATATCTGCAAACCCTACAACCAAATTGCTTGTGCCCACCGGACTAGGTGTAGTACCAATAAACAAACTATTAATCTGATGTCCCGGAATTGTGTTGATAGGGGTGAAAAGTCGGGAATATATAACATCCTTACCAACCCCGAAGTTCTCAGAAGCATAAGTCTGAATAGCAGCTCTAATCTGATCTGCACCGTCACTGGGGAACTGAATTGGTGCTTCAGGGTTAAGGCTCAGTACCATACTAATATAGATTGTTACAGGAGTTGGCCTTTCAAATCCAATGTTGTGCAAAAAACCTTGACTGTCTGTAATTGGTACTATGGTATTTCCTTGACTTGCAATACCCATTGGCTTATTCTGCCAAATAGTCTCAGCAATAATCTGACTAGAGCCGCCAAGAACTATAGGGAGAAAGCTATGAGGAAGAACACCATTAGAGTCTGTAATATCAGTATCGTTCTCATAAATAGCAAGCTCCTCTACACCATCTACGTTGAGTAGGGCAGAGTATAGACTATCAAGAATGTTAGAGCTGCGTTCTAGCTTAGTGTTACGAAATCGTAAGCGAAGCTCTTCGTCAGTCTCTACAAGTCTGCCCGGAGAAGCATCTAAAGGATTTGTTACACTATCCCAACCAAGTACAGGAGTTACAATCTCAGTGATGGTATTAGCATCTTGATTAATAACACCAACTTCTACAGCAACTAGTTGACCAATCTTTTTAACTTTAGTTATTGCAAGATTACTGCTGGTGGAAAATGTACTGGCTTGGAATACGTCAGTCATATTCACTACAAGAGTACTACCAACCAAGGAAGCCTTCAGCAGTGGGTGAGACGAATCAATGATAGTTTTGATGCCGGTGACAATCTCAAGAGCTGTAGCAGTTGCGTCAGAGGTATAACTGATCGTGCTACTACCAGTGATACCCGCGCTATAAGTGAGTGTGTAAAGTGTTGTGTTAGCCACTACAGAGACTGTCAGGGTTATGCCAGCAGACTGGGATGGAGACAGAGCTACACTGCCACTAACAGAGAATTCATTATTATCAGCAGAACGTACTACACTTCCGCCAGCAATCAGTGTACCATTGTCACCAGCAAACAAAGCTGTAGCTGTGCTAGCAGAGGCTGGGAAGCGGGTAATACCACCATACTGTACGAGGTTGTCTAGAGAGATACCTGTCGCTGAGTTTGGGTCAAATGCACTCCAGCATTGCTGGGCTACTTCCCAAAGGTCTGCGTCACCGGGAGCATCTAGAGCAATCAATCTGCCAAGTGCTGTGCTTGTGCTTGTATCAACAATCTCGCCTGCGGCGATCAAATCTTGAAAGAGTTGAACAGCTAGTGCATTCTGTTCATTTAAAATGTCTTGGAGGCGTTTTAATGTGAAGCCTTGATCTGTAATTCCGTAATTTGCCACTCATGGCCTCCTTAACTTGTTGGGGTAACTGTAATTAACCCAGACTCTTCACCAGTGGTTACTTTTACACGGAAGGTCATAGAATATTGTCTGTTTACAAAAGTCGATTCAAAGAAGGTAAGTTCTTTTACACCATTCTCTGCTAAGATTGCTTTCTGGAAGATTAGGTCTACAGCAGATTTACTTGTCTTGTGTCCGAGGATATCCTGAAAATAGGGTATTCCATATTCAGTATCTAAGAACCATTCACCCTTGAAAGTCAAAAGTAACATGAGAAGTCTCTGTGCAACCACATCAACTCTTGATTGTGTTGTATCTTCTTTTCGCAGAGGTCCATTATTCCAGACAATATCGTGGTCTGCGTTTAAAAGTAAGTCCACTTAACTCTCCTAAGATGTTGGTCCACCAGTGAGACTCGGGCCAGTCTGCACACCAGTGTGTTTATGCGTATCAAATACAATACTGTTGAATGTAGCAGTGCCAACTAGCGTATAATTACCAGTGTGGTTAATATTACCGATCCAACTTGTCTCACCAATTGCAAATGTAGCAGTGCCTGCTGTAACATCTAAGTTAGCGCAATCAAGTGTAATGTCTGATTGGGCTGTGATAGTTGCGTTGTTGCAATTAACTTCTACATTCTGGTTTGTATTGATTACAATGTCACCAGAAGCCTTAAGTCTCACTTCACACTCTTGACCTGTTCCAATATTATTTACCAGAACAGTATCTTCTGTGGAATGATTCCATGTACGCTTAGATGGGTTGTTTACGTTTACACCCGGAGGTTGAATACCGGGGATGAATATAGCATCGCCCTTGTCAAACTTAGCGAAGTTCAAAGGTGTGGTTGGCCTACCTGAACCATTCTTCCATGCGTCTAAGTTACGCATACTGAATACAGCAATACCAGTGGTTCCCACTTTAATAGGGAATGTAAGACCAGCAGAAGATGACACAGGAAAGCTAACAGGGATACCAAGGATCACCGGTCTTTCCTTAGTTGTACCGTCCTTAAAACGCTGATTGACTGTAGGCTGGATGTCTACCATAGCTCCGCTCAAAGAGTCTCTTACAGCCACCACAATACAAGGGATTGCTGTATGGACATTACTCATCTGGTTCTGGAAAGCAGCAACTAAGACTTCTTGAAGACTTCCTTCTCTATCACTCATTTAGCCACCACTTTCTCAATTGCAGAACACCGAAGCTCCGAATACCAACTTGCTCCGCGCCAGTCTCCTGTGTGCCTCATATCAGTTACTTTGTAGTACCCTGTAATCAGGGTATCTTCAAGCTTGATAATATCACCGGGAACAATATCTGGATTAAGCAATATCTTCATTTGAACAGCTTGAATCTTTGCTTTGTCTTGTTTAGAGCGTCTAATATCACCAGATGTTCTGTAAGCATTCTCAATCAACCCTGTATACTTACTAATTACATAAGCATCTTCAAACTTCTCAGAGTTGCCACGATTGTTGTCATGGACATAGAGAACATCATCATCAATCTGCCAATCTAAGGAATACTTCTCAGACAGCTCATTAAGCATGTCTTTTGGTGTCCCTTGTAACGGATAGCCATAGATGACTGGATTGTTCAGGTTAGTACCGTTGAACACACTCCTAGACACTCCGGGGAGCGCCTTACGAATGTCTTCAGCAACATCCTTGACTGTCCTACCCGGAGCGACTAAGCTGCTCATAACCTCATGATTGAGGCTTGTGTACGCACCACCCATAAGAATCTGTGTAATACGATCTGTACCACTCTTACGTGTAGTGACGTTAGTAACTTGCCCAGCAAACAAGCGCTTAATACCAATGTCACGATAACCAGCACTAAATACTGCTGCTGGATAATCTACATCTAAGAGCTTGAGGTTGTCATTGGACAAGTTATAAATTTCAATGGAAGCGGAGTTAGTCTTATCTTTGTTACTACTAGACTTACTGATATCAAACGTAACTTGAAGATCATTAATCTGAAGCCCTTCACCAGAGACTGCATTACCAACGATCAGTTCATACGCTCTGTTGATTTGTGGCTGCATGTTAATCCTCTGTAGTGTAGGTGTACACTAAGTCGTAGTATTGTTTAAGCTTATCTGGAAACTCTTTGTATGGTTCTGCTTCAAGTGTCCCTTTCTGAATCAACAAGAAGAACCCTGTAAGATTTGGTAGTGCATAATCAAACATGATTGGATAGCCAGGAACCAAAGCAGCACTTAGAACAATAGGGTTTCTATCAGCATCATATAGAGACATAAAATACAATTGAGACCTCTCATTGTATATCATCTCGATAATGTAAGAGTTACCTTCTAGAGATACGGAGTATTCATAGATAGGGGAATCATCTAACAGGAGGTCTACATAAATATTTGCCATGTGTTTATCCTGTTAAAGTGGAATGATGCCGACAGTTGTATTACGAAGAGGATCTAAGTCGTCTTGTGCTTGGTCTACTTTTGCCGCTTTACTTGTATCGGTAGATGTACTTGTATCTTTCTGTGTGCTATCGCACTTACCGAGAGACTTCTTAGATGTGGCTTTCTTTTTGACTGGGGCCTGTACAAGATCGGGTGGGAGTTGTACTTTGCGAAGGTTCGCGAACCGGCATTGTTCGAAGACAAGGTCACAGTATAGAGCTTGCCCATCATCTGGACCTTCCCTGAAGCTAACTGATGTTATGACAAGAAACTTTGTGTTGTCCGCCGGAAGCTTTTTAACAAGACTCAGAAATCCATTTGTCTCATATAAAACTACAGGTCGGATGAGAGTTTCAAACTGTCCAGTAATCTGATTCAGTCCTTCTCCCGACTGCAAGTTTACAAGAATGTCCTGAATTTCTTCAGTAGTATCACCACGAAAATCATCAAGGATGACCTCGGGGAGAGTGTCTGGAAGGAACTGATTAACGACAGAAGGCACAAACCGCATCAATAAGTTTTGGTCTTCTGACGCTACAAGAACTTCGGTTGGGGCAGGTCTTGCATTATAGGGAACATCCCCTGTGTCTGTCTGTAAAGCAATCGTGGAGATGGAGACATCCGTGCCACTAATTACTGCGCTGAGGGAAAAGACAGAATTGTTGTTAATATACGCATCGGTAATAGAGCTTCCGCCGTCTACAGGGTGACGGCTAACAGTACCTGTGTGAGAGCGTGACCACGAAGTTACAGCATCAAAAAACAGGAGCCCGCCACTTTGTACCTCATCTGCCTCCCAGCCAATACAAAAGGTCATATTTCTACCCCACCATATTCCATATAAATCTGTTTAATTTTATCTAAGTTGTATATGTAGGTAGTTTCTGTATAACCATCCGGCAGTTCTTGCTTGGGGATAATTCCAGTTTCGAGTTCCTTTTTACACACCCTTTCCGCGTCCTTACAAGACTGGACACTTGGAAATTTATATACTAAAAATTGCCTAACTTCATAAATAGAAAGTCTATTTTGTTTAATTACACGTCTTTTACTGTCGCGCGCTACACCAAACTTAATTGCAAGAGGGACATCCCCATCAAGAATGTAATTAACATATGCCTCTTTCTGTTGATGAGGGGAGCATCCACATGGACGACACCCTAATTGTAAGTCCCCAACAAAGCTTTCCCCTGTTGTTTCACATTCAGGACAAGACATGTACCAGTAATTTCTAAAGCCAGCCTTACTCTTCCTGTCACTTCTCCAGAACTTAGTCTCTGGGTTAAAAGCGCCAGAAGCAAAGAAAGAGGCAATCATTACATCATCAGGCTTTGAGGCCCGTTTGCCCGTTTCATCGGCCATACACCCAGGGCACCCCGTAGCACGATTACAAAGCTTGGCAATTGTGCCTGAGAACCAAAGACCGTGTGTGTTGCAAAGCATTTTAAGTTTAGTAAAAGCGCCCATCCACTCCCCCTCAAAGCCGAGGAATGTATAACCAAGTTCCTTAGACTTACGAGAACAGCGTATTGAGTGCTGTTCTTTAGACCATTTGGTGTTAAATGCGCATCCGCAAGGAACCCCATCTACCATTAAGGCACTCTTACCACTCCTGAAATAACCCTCCCCAAATAATTCAGGGTCTTGAGAGCATCTGGAACATCTCAGGATATAGAATTTCTTCCCTCCTCCGTGCCCGCTCCAACCAACTACTTGAAGTTGCCCTTCCTTGCCAAATGTAGGAGCCGTTAGGCTCCATTCGTCTTGTTTCAACCCATCTTCGTCAAGCAAATCTACCAAATTCAAAGCTGCACCTCCTTATATTCGTAAGGCATAAATTATCTCACAAAATTAAAGGAAATGCAACCTATTCCTTCTGACTGTACTGCATCATGGTGGACTCAATTACACTCTTGAACTTATCCTGAAACTGAGTATTGAAATCTTCAGGATTGGCTGCACTAATATTCACATCCATCTTAATTTCAAGATTCGTTGACTGCATACCATTCAAAGGTTGGTTAATGCCAGGAAGTGCATACTGATTCTTTGACGCTGCTGCTAGTCTAGCCTGTTCTGCACGATAGTTTACCTGCCAATCAAGCTGAGAATCTGCATCACTAAATGGTGTTGGAATACGTCTGTCTGTAAAGTTAGACAACAGAGCATTAGCACCTGATCTACCCGGAGCAGTAATTGTGTTGATATACTTCTTACCGGCACCACTGGCTGCATCAGCAGCTCCAGAGAAGTCACCTTCAGCAAGCTTGTTAAAAGTTGCAGCAGTATTTGCCACGATAGAGAGGGAAGTATTGAAAGTATCAAGAATCTTACTTGAACTCAACTTCTCCAACAGCATTGACCATCCATTGTAAATATTCATGGTTAGTTTGTCCATCTCGGACATAAAAGTTTTAAACTGCTCTAAGAATACAAAAGCTTTAGCTTGAGACTCTTCATCTGGGAACAGCTTATCACCCAACAAACTATCACGACCTTGAAAGAATCGTGTAATAGACTGAATGGACAACAAGGCATTAGAAGCATAAAGGCTCATATTATTAAAGCCTTGGGCCATCTTCTCTACTAATGGGCCACTTTCTTGCAATGTGATTGCAAAGGTTTTAAACAAACGAGCAAAGCCTTGTTCAACACCGGCATTAGATGCTGTAATTGCTCTGTCATTCAAAGCGTTCTGGGCGCGGGCTTGTTCAGCCTGAGAAGCTCTGGATGCTGCTGAGAGTCCAGAGGAAGCTTTCTCAGAGGCAACCTGTGCAGCAACGGGGAGAATATCACCTTTTACTTGACGCTTCTCCATCGCATCCCTAAGGGCTTGGATAGCGTCCGTACCTTTCAGATTCCCACCCGACTGACGCTGGTATGCTTCTGCAAACAATGCCACACCGCCTGGGAGGGCTTCGGCAATCTGACCAGTAAGTTCTTCAGACATAAGCTGGTTCTTGCCGGCCACTTGACTCAAAGCCCTAAACAAGCGATTCTGAGAAGTCTTGTCTAGCTTGTTTACACGAGATAGTTCAGCAAAACCTTTAAATGTTTCTTGACTTGTATCAACAGACATACCAGCTCCAGTAAGACCAGAGATAAGTTTGTTGAAGTCTGGGGCGGCTTCTAAGTAGTTAAAACCTACACGCTCACCTTGCTGACGAAGCCAATCAAACGATTGCATTCCTTGTTCTGTAGTCCCGCCTGCTTGTTGTACGACAGCTTGTGTCATCAACTGAGCAGATACTACATCTTGGTTACGACGGTTGAGCCAACCAGCTCCATAACCACCACCTGCTAAAGCTAGTGCTGGGAGATATGCACGAGCGGCTAATCCACCAATACCGCCTGCTGCTATGGCATGACGTGAAGAAATACCGCCAAGATCATCACGCACTCCTCCAGCTGTAGCCCTTACGTTCACACGAGCTTGTCTAGAAGCAATCTGAGCAGCATTGGCAACACTACGATTCAAAGCTTGCTGGTCAACAGTGAAACGAGAAATCTGAAAGCTGTTACGCATACTTGCAATGTCTAGGGCATTACCAAGTGCAAGATTCAGCTTTTGTTGGTCAATGTTGAACCGACCAATATCAAAAGTGATCTTTAAGTTCTTGTTAGTCAGTTTACCAAAGTTGCGAATCTTTTGCTCAAGACGGCTGAGCGTTGTATCTACAGCAGCAACACTTTTCTTGTCTACCATTATCCCGAGGGAAGCGTAGTAGCGAGCAATCGGTGTAGACATTAATAGGTTCCTTTATTTCTTATTGGCTTCTGCTTTAGCTCTGTCATGAGCAATCTTCTTAATAGCATCATAAACATCTAATTGTTCAAGCATGTCATATAACTGCTTAGTAGAGTATGATGTATCAAATAACGGAAGCATGTGCAATCCGCCAAGTTCATGAGTTACTATTCTATAGATTTTCCAATCCTGAGAGAACTCATCTTGTATCTGTTTTTCTTCTTTACTTATAAACTTGTTACCAGATTCAGGAGACTTTATTCCTCTGAATCTGGGTTTCCCAAAAAATCTTCACCAAAGTTATATACAATTACGGCTTTATACAAAGCCCCAAGATGTTCAAACTTACGGGCAAAGATCACATCAAAAGATTCGTTGGTGATACTTTTATTATCTTTACAGACATAAGCACAGATTACTTGCTTCATTGTCGAAAGATCGGCTTTACCTTCCTGCATATCTTCAACAAACTGCAAACCTTTGGTTGCAGGCATTGCAGTTACAAGGTAAGAAATTCCATCAACTTCCAAAGTTTCTTGAGGAAGTGCTACATCACTCATATTAAGTTTACTCATAAATATCTCTCATTATTTAGTGTTGTAAAACTTTAAGACCGTTTCCATGACAGTCTTAAAATCTATTGTTTGTTTAGAAAATGTTGGAAACAGCATCAACAGCTTTGTTAGCCAATCCAGAAGCAGCACCGAATATTCCTGAGAATATGTTTACCACCTGAGCATTACCACCAACAGTATAACTGCCAGTTGTTTGACAGAAGATTCTCCACTGACGATATTCAAACTCACCAGAGTAAACAACTTCAGGGTAGCCAACAATATATGCCTCTACAGAACTGAATACACTTGTGCCTTTTAGATCAGAAAGTGTAAGGGAAATACGCCCTGTTCCGTTAGTAAGGTCAAGCTCATGAATTCTAGAGAATACATCATTGCTCATAGAAGTTTGAAGCAGTGGAATAGTAATCATGCAACTTGTGTCAGCATTTCTTACTCGTGTATGTTTACCACGAATACCCCTAATGGGCTTGAAAGCATCTACACTTCTTGCAATTGAAATACTCTGCCAACCTGTAACTGTGTAACCACCGAAAGTGAGCTGCACTTCACGAGGACTGTAGCAAAATACCTTAGACATTAGAATAGCCCCAATCCCGGTAGTGCAGAAACTGCGATGTTGGTAATGTCTTGAAGAAGGCCAGATGCTTCCTCATTACCACCCACGTTAATAGTAGCAAATGCAGACTTAATCACCCACACACGACTATCAATTGCATTACTCTTTGTGAGACTAGGAATCCCTTCAATCCAAGACTCAGTGGAGAACAATAAGTCACTACCACTTTGATCTTTGATCAACAGGGGAAACTTACCCCTCTGAGTAATCTCATCAACTTGCCACAATTTAGTGAGAAGATTATTAGTCTCAGCACCGTTGTGTAAAGTGATTGTAATTGTATATGTTTGACTGTTGTTATACTTTCTTGCTATTGTCCCGTCAGGCATCCGTACACTACTGTAAGGCATTTCATCCTTATCTACAGTGATGAATGTACCGTCAACATAGCCTTCGATTGGGATGAAGCCAGCAATGAGGCAATTGACTGATTCTGGGCAATAATTGAACAGCGTAGTCATAACTTCTCCTTAGAGTTAAAGGGCTATATTTCAAGCCCTTATAAGGCTAGTTATGCTTGCCAGCGTGGATCAACTTCACCACCAACTGCGTTAACAGCTTGAACAGCAGCAGCATCCAATGGAGTGTTACCACCAATGTAGTTGTCAGTGTTGAACATGAAGAATGTCCAGTCACGTTGCTCTGTGGTTGTGGAAAGTGTTACATCTGGGGTTGTTGCGATAATAGTTTGGCTGGAAAAGAACATAGTCTGACCACCCGCATCCTTAATCGTACAATTCACTACCCAGTCGTTGTTGTCCGTTTCTTCGTCAGCACGTTGTAGTGCTTGAAGAACATAGTTAGATTGACTATATTGATGCAAGCTCAGGGTTACGTTCATAGAACGATTACGACGCTTTACCCGCCCTCCCGACAAATCTGCGCCGATATACGGCTCCGACGCGACTACCATTCTGGAGGCGGACAGGAATGTACCGTCCATGAAGCCTGTCACTTGGTGGGAAAAATCTCCCTTAGATAGGATAACTGTCACACCTTCCGGGCTATAGTTACCAATCAGAATATCTGACATTATGTTTCCTCTTTATATTCATGTGGTGCCATTAGGTCTGTCACCGTAAATTTGTTCTGACATGTCGTCATAAGCTTTTGCAGCTGCTATTTCTGTATTGAAGCGCTTTTGAAGATAAATTACTGAGTTACGGTTCAGACGGGCAACCCATGCATCTCTTGCTTTATCATAATACACACCTTTATAAGTTGATGTGCCGTCAGACTTAGACTTGTTATGATTGCCGACATCCCTATTAACCCAACGACAATTCTCTTTACAGTAGTTACCATCAAAGTTAATACGATCTATGTCAGCTCCTTCGTACCAACCTTCCTGCATGTCATTCCAGAAGCCTTCAAAGGTTTCCCAGTTTGATAGATAACAAATACCACGACCACCGTACCGATCCCAACGCGAGTTGTTTGGGTTGGTGCAACGATCCTTCATACCTTGCCATGAGTTGTAAGCTGATGTTCTGGACATTCCATGAGTTCTATTTGCCTCAGTCACGGCATCTTTTTGAAAACAACCATGGGTTGCAAACACAAACCACATTAACGTAAGAACGAGAATCCCTTCTCACCGTTTCTGACACTACACTCAACCTACCAAAAGTTTCTCCAATCTCTGGAGACTTCTTTAGTTTTTCCATTGCCTCATTTCTAAGACAACCACAAGAAATATCTGGTTTGCTGGGACTTGTTAGGCTGCCAAGCCTTTTAGTCTTAACAGTACCACAGTCACATTTAGCTATTACGTGTTTAGAACCTTTTTGGTAAAAGACTTCTGAGATAATTTCCCAACGATTATAGCGGTCCCCGATTGTAACCATAGTTTCTTTTCGCATCACTCTGTACCTCTTTATTGTTTAAGAGGTTTAAGTTTAACACGATAAGTCTTTAATGTCAAGCGGGGAGGTAACCATAAATTACTAAATAGACAAGAACCCGTTTATCTCAACCTTTCTGATGGACCCTGCCAGACGGCAACGGAACACAAATACAGCAGCAACACGTTGAGCGCGAAGGTTTGCCGGAATTGAGAGTACGTCAGGCGACGAAACTGTCCACCCACGATCAATGGCACCATTAGCTTCAGCTTGAGAAAGCACACTA